TTTTGAGTAAATAAAAACAGATGTAAATCTTTAAATGTGTATATAAATATTTATTGAGAATTTTCTTCATTATTATTCTCTTTAGCTCTTCCCTGAGTTGTATTAATTGGTTTTAAAAACATATCACGAGTTACTATATCATTTACATAACTAGATTGTAAAAATGGGTTTACTCCACGTTGGGCAAGCATTTCACGATCTGCCATTTTCGTGTCAATTGATTCACGCCTTGTTCCACTGGAATTTTGATTTCGTGAAAACGAAGAATTCGTAATATTGATTAAGTCAGAATCTTGATTAAAAAATGTATCATCTGCTAAAGATTGATTAATAGCATTTGTTTGACTGTCGTATTCGTATTCTATATTTTGTTTCTCTTGTTGTTTTTCTTGTTTTTCTGGTCTGGCACTCTTATAATATGCTTCACCTGTGCTCCATTTCCAAGTATTCATTATTATAATACTTTTTAAAATAATGAATTTATAAACTTATAATTGTCCTTCCTTTATAATTACCATATTCTTAGTAAACATAAATGCATCTTTGTTAGTTCGTCTTCGTTTCAAATTACATTCTAAACATGCTATTAATAAATTACCACTATTATGTCCTATATCATTATTAATTCTGTCAAGAGACCATTGTTTCATTTCTCTAACTCTTTCATACAAAATATAGACTTCTTGAGAACAATATTTACATTTCATTTTAGACTCAAGTAACAGTTCAATTACTTCGTTAAATTTAACCAAGTTATCTTCGTTTAATCTTTTCTTTAATATATCCTGTTGCTTATAACTACATATTTTTGTTTTTATGTGTGATGTTATTAATGCTGTATATTTATTCTTTTCTAATGTTTCATTCTTTATACATTCTAAAATATTCAATTGGATTTCTTGAGATAGTTGCTCTTCATTTAATCCCCAAGTTTGGGTTTCTACTCTCATTTTTCTTTCCTTTTCGTAATTTATGTTTTTTGTATTCGTTTTTATATTTGTGTTTATATTTTTACTTTTTTGTGTGTCTGCAATAATTATATGTTTTGTATTACTGTTTTCGTTATTGGGATAATCCATCATTTCCTATAGCCTATACTAACAAAAAAAGACTTTATAATAAAACCAATATAAAAAGTATATGTAATATAACTGTTTTATTATATATAAAAAAAGTGAGTTAAAATCTATTTAACATATTATATTATAAATGAATAAAGAAACTCAAAATAGCGATTGTAACGAACTTAAAACATTAAAATATAAATCTATGATTTTAAATGGTATGCCTTGGCCCGAAAGTAAATCATCTACCGATCTAGCTAATCTAGATAAATTTCTTGAAAATGAAAAAATAAACAACGCCAGTGAACCTTGGAGTAAACTGGATAAAACAGCTAAAATTAAAAAATTATCCTTATTTGCGGTTGTATATAAAACACAAAATAACTTATCTGACGATGAATATAACCGGCTTATTTCTTTTTTTAGAGATTGTTTGGATAAAAAGAAATTACAGCGAGTGAAAGATGTAAGTTATAATAAAGATACTGGTGAAATTAAAGACATACCTGCATTATATTTCAATAAACCAACAAACCATTTCACATTAAAAAATGTCGATAAGCGTGTTTCAACCGTAAGAGGTCTCGCTCCTAAGAAAAAACAGGGAACCGCTAAAAATCTTAAGGTAATCGATACTGATTCTGAAAACGAAGATTAAATTAAATAAAATTGATTTTTGTATTGATATAGAAATAAAATATATAACAATATAGAAACACAAATGACCGAAAATACCGATTTATTAGATATAACAGAACAGATTATTCCAGAAGAAGACCCACGTTTCTTTAACGATGAAGAGTCGTTAGAAATATATCAAACATGTATTCATCTAATGGAAGAATTTATTGCAGATAATCCAAAGATTATTTCAGAACCTGATTTTGACGAGATATTTGATGAAAATATTCAAGAATTAATGCACTCTCATTTTGATTTTGACATATTTTATACGGAAGAATCACAAGAAGAAATGGAAGAAATCATTGAACACTCCAAAACCGATTTCTTTAAAGATCATATGCCACCTCGTTCTTATCCTGATACAATTATTTTAGAGGAACCTGACCACGAATATATTAAAGAACAATTGGATATTTTAAGAAATAAACCTCAGCCTACTCAACGAACAAAAGAATGGTACGAATTTCGCCATAATTTAATTACAGCTTCCAATGCCTACAAAGCATTTGAAAATCAAACAACACAAAATCAGCTTATTTATGAAAAATGCCAACCATTAAATCAACATTTATATGTAGACGGTGATGACCTTGAAGATAATGAAGATAACGAAGATTTAAAAGAAATTAAAGAAATAAAAGAGATTAAAGAAATAGTTATGGTAAACACTAACACTACTTTACATTGGGGGCAAAAATACGAACCATTATCCGTCAAATATTATGAACACGTATATGGCACGAAGATAGAGGATTTTGGCTGTATTCAACACGAGACCTTCTTGTTTCTAGGGGCCTCTCCGGATGGCATCAATGTGGACCCAGAAACAACTAGATATGGTCGTATGTTGGAAATTAAAAATATAGTTAATCGTGAGATTGACGGCATCCCTAAAAAAGAATATTGGATACAAATGCAACTTCAAATGGAAGTCTGTGACCTAGATGAATGTGACTTTTTAGAAACGAAGTTTACTGAATATCCCGATGCAGCTTCTTACGAAAACGACACATCACCCGAAACTTATGAAGACGAAGATGGAGTTGAATTTAATAACATTTGTTTATCAAAAGATAATAAAATGAAAGGCGAAATAATTTACTTTCATACAAAAGAAGGCAAACCATTTTATGTATATAAACCACTAGATATAATTCATCCTTTAGACATTATCGAGTGGAGAGAAAAAGTAATTGATTGCTATACACAGAATCAACAATTATCATACACATTTATGAAGACACTTTATTGGAAATTACAGGAAGTAAGCTGTGTGTTAGTTTGTAGAAATCGTCAATGGTTTAAAGATAATATAAAGGATTTGGACCAACTGTGGTCAATCGTAGAAAAAGAACGCGTTAGCGGTTATGAACATCGTGCCCCTAATCGCAAACAAAAAAAGGAAAATATTGTTGATTTAACTACAAAACCTAATGGCGGCTGTTTGTTGCAATTTAATAAAGATACTGGAAAAATTACTGTTGTTAAAACTGGATAAAATGCAATTATTTCCTGTGAACCTTATATTTGTGTTGTCTCTTAGTCTTCTTAGACTTCTTCTTTTGTCTATTTTTTATTGTCTTCTTCTTTTTCGCTTTATTTTTTATTTTACCGCCTTCTAAGTTGAGATTTTCAATTTTGATGTCTCTAGGAGAAGCCTCTATTTTTTGTATTTTACTTCTTATGGTTTGTAACTCATTTTCAACTGGTTGTATTTTTTCTAAAAATTCAGGAGTGAATTCTGTCCCTATTTTATTTATTGGGAATTTTGATTGATTAACTAGGGTTGCATATTCTTTTTCTATATACGTTAGAGAGTTATAAAGTTGACCTAACATATGTTGAACGTTTGCATCTTTAAACTCACAAATAATATGTTTTATATATCCAGGCTCTTCTTTATTTACAATTCGTATTATTTTTGACTTTTCAGTTTCAATATCATATGCGTCTTGTATTACATTATCGAATGTGTCATCATTTCTAATACTTTCATCACCTTTAAATCGTTTAATCATTGCTATATTAGTCTCACCTGTAAAGCAATTTGAATAACGTCCTGATAATTTAGAGTTTATTACAAAACCAAATTTAGTGTACAAACATAATGCATTTACTTTTGTGAAACCACCAGCTATTTCTAATAATCCTAGGTGTATAATTGGCGGACCAAAATACGGAATATTTATATCTTCCGGGGGTCTTAATTCTTCTAATCTTTGGTTATAATCTGTTTTTCTTGGATGACTTAAAATGGTATATAAATATAATCCTAATAATATATTTCCACAGCTATAACATTGTTTTGAACATATCAAATTTAATGCATACGCGTTAGCAAATTTATTACATTCTTTTCTTTGAACAATAATTAACGATATTATTATATTCTGTAATTCTCTAATATCTGGTTGTATACTGGTGTCAATAATAAATGCTATATCATAATCAACATAACTAGTCTGTTTTTCAATGGATCTCTCTAAAACTTGTTCCAAATATCGGGTTGTTATATCAGAACACAAATTTTCCTTTATAATAGCCATTCTTAATTCAATTGCTATTTGATAATCAGTTATATTTGGTCCATTAAAATATTCTAATATTTGATCTAGATTCATTATTGTTTTGTTAGTTAGTTGTGATGAAATATTAGGCAAATATAAGTCTAAAATTGTTTTTGTAAAAAAGTTGCTTTTTATTTTGGGTTTTATTACTTCTGGCATTTGTATTTGCATCGACATTGTAGAAGCCGGTTTGGCCCAAGTTGTCTTCATTTTTTTATTAACTGGGACTAATCTATTGGGATTATAATCATCATCTATTATTTCTTTATTCATAGGGTCAAATTCATCATATTCATCATCTGACATATTATCTATATATTATGAATATAAATAATAATTTAGTATAAAATATTCTCATTCGTTGGAATAGAATAATATAAGTCATTCTGTTCGGTTCTAAAATAGCCAACACGTGCTCCTTGACCTTCTTCTGCCGGAGGTAATGGATAAATTTCGTTCGATTTATTTTTGATACTGTGATATACCGCTCCGCAAAACTCTGGTCTTGTGCACGTTCCTTCATCTGGATTTTTAACATAACGCAAGTTGTTAGTTACTTGTTTAAAAGATGGCAAAGAAAATATTGGATAATGCCACCATATTGTGCTAGCACTATCATCTGAAACCTCGTTTTTGCCTATTAACGGAAAATCATTTAATATAGCTTTATCAACGGATACAGGATAAGTTCCTTCAGTTTTTCCAAAAGAGCTTGTCTTAAACCCTTCTGATTGTTTGATAAAAGAAGCTAAATATAATCCTAACGCTAATATTAATATTAAAAATATAATACTTCCTAGAAAAGTGTTTGACATTATATAATATACAATAATATAATTTGTTTTAGTTGCTGTTGTATAATTAATCTTTTAAAAAACCAACTTAAAATTATACTAACATAACTTAGTATAAAATGGAAACTATTAGTATGCGCGTTACTAAAAGAGATGGAGAATTAGAAGAAATTGCGTTTGATAAAATTCTTTTAAGAATTAAAAAATTGGGACAAGAAGCTAATATTCAAATTAATTATCAACAACTAGTAATGAAAGTCATTGATCAGTTATATGACACGATTTCCACGACTAAAATTGACGAATTGGCTGCTGAACAATGTGCATCTCTTTCTACATTGAACCCAGATTATGGAACGCTTGCCGGACGAATTATTGTTTCGAATCATCAAAAAAATACAGTAGCTAACTTTTCAAATGTTATAAACGATTTATATAATTTTACCGATATTCACGGAAATAATAACCCACTAGTCTCTCAAAATCTTTTTAATTTTGTGACTAAATTTTCTAAAGAATTAGACAATATGATTGTTCACGATAGAGATTATTTAATTGACTATTTTGGCTTCAAAACGTTAGAACGAGCATATTTATTTAAATTAGGAAATAAAATAGTTGAAAGGCCTCAACATATGTGGATGCGTGTTTCGGTTGGTATTCATGGTTATTTGAATAATGATAAATCTCTAGAATTAATCAAAGAAACATATGATTTAATGTCTCAAAAGTTTTTTACCCACGCAACTCCTACTCTTTTTAATGCAGGAACTCCAAGACCGCAAATGAGCTCTTGTTATCTATTAGCAATGGAAGATGACAGTATTGAAGGTATATTTAATACATTAAAAGATTGCGCGCATATTTCTAAATGGGCAGGTGGCATTGGATTACACGTTCATAATATTAGAACTAAAGGCACACATATTCAAGGCACCAATGGTAAATCTAATGGTCTAGTGCCAATGTTGCGTGTATTTAATAATACTGCTCGCTACGTTGACCAAGGAGGCAATAAGCGTAATGGTTCGTTTGCTATTTATTTGGAGCCGTGGCATCCTGACATTTTTGACTTTTTAGAAATGCGCAAAAATCACGGTGATGAAGAGTTAAAGGCACGTGACCTATTTTATGCTTTATGGGTCCCTGATTTGTTTATGGAAAGAGTTAAAGAAAAGAATGGTAAATGGTCTCTATTTTGTCCCCACGAATGTCCTGGTTTAAGCGATGTCTATGGACAAAATTTTAAGTCTCTTTATGAAAAATATGAGCAAGAAGGTAAGGCCAGAAAAACTGTTAATGCAAGAGATTTATGGTTTGCCGTTTTAGACGCACAGATGGAAACCGGCACTCCCTATTTACTTTACAAAGACGCCGCAAACCAAAAATCAAATCAGAAAAATATTGGAACTATTAAAAGTTCAAACCTTTGTACAGAAATCATGGAATACTCTGACGCTAATGAGACTGCCGTGTGCAACTTGGCATCTATCGCGTTACCTGCGTTTGTAAATCATTCTTCTAAACAATTTGATTATTCTATGCTTCACGAAGTTACAAAAGTAGTAACTAACAACTTAAACCGGGTTATTGATATTAATTTTTATCCCACAGAAAAAACCAAACGAAGTAACTTTAGACATCGACCTATTGGTATTGGGGTTCAAGGTCTAGCAGATACATTTGTTCTAATGGATATTCCGTTTCATTCTGATGAAGCCAAAGAAGTAAATAAATTAATTTTTGAAACTATTTATCACGCTGCTTTAGAAAAAAGCAATGAACTTTCTTTAGAACGCGGTAAACTAATAAAACAATTAATGAACGGACCTAGGTCAGAATTATTAGAAACAGTAGACCAACAAGAGTATAGCATTTTAAAACGGGAAAATACTGACTTACTTGGGGCTTATAGTTCATTTGAAGGCTCTCCTTCTTCACAAGGCATCTTACAATTTGACATGTGGTCTGTAACTCCCTCAGAACGTTACGACTGGGCTTCTCTCAAAAAATCTATTATAACCTACGGTTTAAGAAACTCACTTCTAGTTGCTCCAATGCCAACCGCATCTACCTCTCAAATTCTAGGATATAATGAATGTTTTGAGCC